GTTTTTTTCACCATTTAATATATACTTCTAAAATACCAATAGATAATTATTTTTTACAACACGGTGTATTTATTAAATGACTAAAAAAATCATTACCATTATTGTTAATAAACTTGTCATATTTATTTTGTTCTATCATTAATATTCTGTAATCTAATTTATCATAGTTTGAATATTTATCTTCATTTATCATATATACGGTATTATTATTATGTTCCAATAAATATTTATAAATAGCCCCGTTTTTTTTTAAACCATAAACTATAAGAGTTCTATATACCGATTGATTCTTATAAACCTCTTCTAACTTGTTTACAAAATCACTAAACGATTCAATGCTATTTATACCAAGCGTCATTTTATATATAATATTAACAATGCCTTATGTATTTAATTATATAAGATTATTTATATAGTATTATACATTGCAATGAATGATAGTATTATTAAAATAGATATAGCTTATTTTCAAAAGAGATATGATCAAATTGAGGAAATACCGGAAAATATTAAGAATAAAGCTATTGATTTAAGTGAAAATTATAACTGTTTTAAATCCTATTATGACCCTAAAATGATATGGGCGAAAAAAGTTTATAATAAAAAAGAAAAAACAATAGCTCCAAAAAATAGATTTCATATTATAATTCCTGATTTTACCGATAATTCATTATTGAAACGTAAAATACTCGGTTTACTTAATAAAATAACAACCAAAAATAAATTATCATTATATGATAACATTAAAGAAATAATTAAAGCAAACGATAATCAGAATGTCATAGAAATAATATGGGAATATATTAAACTAAATGAAAATGATTTATATAATAATATATTGAGTTTCTTTGATAAAGATTTTTCGGATAATTATATAGATTCTAAATGGAAAAAATATATAGAATTGCGCGAATGGGACCCACCTAAATCATTTTATGATAATGATATACTATTACTAAATGACGAATATGATTTATACTGTGACTATGTGAAATGGAAAAAAAATGTTAATAATATTAACAATATATGGTTGAAATTTAAATTTAAAGAAATAGAAACCTTATTGTACTCATTATTAGATTATACAATCGTAATTATAAAAGAAAATAAGGTCTATAAGCATATCATAGATATATATTTAGACCAAATATTGAAAATATTAAGTGTAACAAAAACACCGGATGTTATTAATAAAATCAGAGAAATAAATAATTCAAAATTTAATAGTTCTACAAAATTTATAATATATAATATTTTGGATTTGGAAAATAAATAATTTCTATATTATAATATAGAGTAAGAAACATAATAAATAATATGAGGGAAGAAAACAATCTATCTTTTTACAGTAGCTTAATAATTCAAATGATATTTGTTATATTATTATTAATAATATATACATATTTATACAAGTTAGAAAATATTGGGTGCGAATGTTCCGAACATCCTAACAAAGATTTTATCAAGAACTTTACTATAATAGCATTAGTATATTTCTTAGTAACTGCATTTATTTCGCTAAAATCCGTGGCGAGAAGCATGGGTAGTGTATTTGTACAATTAGTTGCTATCGCGACTTTTGTATTCTTCTTACTATTTGTGGTATATATTTACTACGCATTCGATTATGTTAACTATTTAACTAACGAAAAGTGCAAGTGTTCCGAAGATATGACCAGAGATATAATCGCAATCGGCACTATGATATCCCTATTCTTATTCCTAACCCTATTATTTACCATAATCATCATCCCTATATTAATAAGCACCCTAAGCAGCCTCTTAAACCGCATCGAGGTTTTTGAAGATGAAGTTGAACAAACTATCCGTAACCCAATGCGTACCTTAAAATCTACTCCTGATAGAATCGCTAAATCCGCAAAAGATATCGGTGCTTTTGTTAAGAAAAGCGCTAAAAAAATAACCAATGTTCGTAGAAAAAGATAAATGAAACCAAATTATTTTTTTATATATTTAAAGTTCTAGTATTATCCTTTCTTTTTCCTGATTTTTTTAATATCTGAATATCGGCTGTATCCTCTATTATAGATGTTATTTCTTCGTCACTTACAGATAAAGTTTCTATATGATTATCTATATCATCCTCTACAGATATATTATTATGAACATTATTAATTATAGATTCAACATCATCAACCGGTCTATTATTAAAATTACTTTGATATTGGGGCATTTCTGATGAACTTGGTCCACTATTCAATGAACTAAACAAATTACTTACCATTCCAAATAATCCCATATTATCACCACCCATTCCCATATTATTTGATGCCGGTGCTTGTGTGCCACCTCCACCCATCATATATTGTTTTGTAGCCGCATTTTGAAATTGTTTCATCAATTCTGGATCTGATTTTAATACATTTTCTACATCAGGCATGGGCTGTTCTTTGAACATTCTACTTGTTAAATGAAACATAAATGCACTTCCAGACAATGACATAAATAACCTTAATTCTGGTGCCATTTTCTTACCAGATGATTTGTATTTATCATGCAATTCCTCAAAAATATCATCATAATCATTGATATTTTCATTCACTTGTTCTGACCACCCTTCTAGTTTTGCCGAAAATGGATCGTATCTAGAATTCATATATTCCGCACCAGATACAAGAGCCATTAACATCTTCTGTTGAAATCTTACGCTACCATCTAGCTCTTTTTCTCTTACAATACGATTATACTCTGACTTCATTTCTTCTAAATCAGAATTCATATTGAATTTAAATGGTATCTTAAATCCCTTAGATTCCATTCTCTCAAATTGATATATTATCTCTCGTTTTTCATTTATCTCATTCCTAATTATATCCTTGGGACTTAGATGTTTCCTTTTTATTACCCTACTTTCATCGCTACCAGTCGTTGACCCATCGCTACCACTTTGTGACGAACGGCTACTCGCACCACTTTCACTTGTAGTGTCTGAATTATTATCTCGACCACTTTTTTTCACGCCATTACCTTTATTGTTACGACTACTCGCGCTACTAGCACTACTGGCACTACTCGCGTTACTACTCCCAGAAGTACTATCCATATCGTCATCGCGATTTATTTTTTTATTTTTATATATGTTTTTCATATTTTTCATATATTTCGCTTTATCATAATTGCTATTTCCAACTGAACTTGCACGCGAAGAACGCGACGACATTGATATCACATCGTCGCTTATTTTTTTTCTATTAAATAAGCCATCGTCTATAAACCCCCCCTTATTCATACCATTATTTTTTGGTATGTTGAAATTAAAAGAATTATTATTGAAACTTTCTTTGTTTAATTCTATTAAATCATCACTTTTATTGTTTAAATTTGATATTAATGACATATTATATATTATCTGAGTTTCAAATGTTTATATATTTACAATAAAATATAAATATATTAGAATACGCGCTTATTTTTTTATAAAATTAAGCCAACACTTAAAAAATATTTTACCTGTTCTTAATATATATTCTGGATGAAATTGAATCCCTAAGATATTATCCTTTTTATCATGCACCATAACTATTTTATTCCCCATCCGTTTAATAACATTAAAATTATTATTAATCCTTACGACATAATCTTGATGAAAATATGTATACTCTAACTTTTTAACATTAAAAGGTACAGTCATTTTGAGCTTTTTTGTATAAGTTTTCATACCGTTTTTAAAACTATTTATATTTGAACGTTTTCCATATTTTATAGCTATATACTGTAACCCATAACATATTGCTAATATTGGTATTTTATATTTGAAAATAATTTTTGGCACCGGAGGAGACCCTTTCCTTAATATAAAATAATCTGACCCACTTATAATTATACCACTTATATTGCGTTTTTTTAGTACTTTTTTAATCCCCGCATTATCATGATACCTTTTAATTATTAATTTTGCATTATTCCCAATCGCTTTCCTATATAATTTATGTTGCTTTTTCCAATCCCATTTATCACTATACATTGATATTAATAATATATTCATTTTTAATATAATACATTATAATTATCTAATGATTCATTTTTAATATTTGTTCTTATATAAGATACTGCCTGTAAACACGCATCACTTAAATCATCTTTCTTTTTATTATTTACAAAAATATCTTTTAGTCTCTCATTATCTTTAATGTAATTTTGGCATATATCTATACTTAATTTCTTATTATAAACGTATTTACTTCTTCTAAAATTTTTGGCATTCTTTTTTCCTTCACTTTCGTCATATGTAATATCGGGAACATATTCATGCGTTTTTGATTTTAAAGATGCATTAACTAATACTACATTATCCACATCCTTATCCCAGTGTTTTATTAAATTGAAATAATTATATATAATATGCTGTATTGTTTTCATAATACCATTTAAATTGGATGGCTGATTCTCTATTAATACATAGTCTATCATATTGATATTAGCCTCTTTTAAAAACCCCACTATAATATCCATTTCATTATAAACCCTTTCTGATATATCATCAATCCCTTTTAACTCTTTTTTACTTTCGGCGATTGCTATTATTCTCCAATCCAATACTTCTATTTTATCTGTTTTTTTAAGAATACACAAAGCTAAATTCTTAATACCAATATCAAAACTTATATATATCATTTTATAAATAGTTATATTAATTCTTTATACTTTTTTGTATTGATCCAATAATTGTTTTATTATACTCCTTTATATTATGATGTCTTATCAATAATGTAATGTCTCTCCAAAATGTGTCATTCGCATAACTACAATTATAGCTATTAATACTTTTATGTTTTTTATATAACCACTTATATAATCGTTCTTGCTTTTCTTGGTTTGATATTTGATTTATATTATGCATCTTTTTTTGCATTATCATTTTTGATAAAAAACCTTTTAATTCGCTACATTTTAAATACTCTTTTCCCGATACACCATCCCATAAATTACTGAACTGTATATAATTATATGTTGGGCATAATAAAAAATTATCCTTATAATCAACAAATGTAGGATTATTATCAATAATTAATAATTTTTTACTTATATCATATGTTTTCCCCACCTTCATGCTTTTTAATAATTTAGGCATTATTTTTTTAATTGATTTTTTTATCATACCATTTTTGTCAACAATACAATTATCGCGCGTAAAAATAGGTCTATTGAACTTTATATTATTTTGTTTTTCTATTATTCCTATTTCCTTATTGGCCCATGTTTTTTCGGATGCTGTATACACAAATATATATGAGTTTGGATAATATTTTTTTATTGTATGCATATAATTTATAAAATGTGGGCGTATTAATAATGAGTCTTTACTGTAACTTTCATTTAATTTTTTTTCACATTCTTTTTTGGATTTATTAAATGAAACAGCTGTTGATTTATTGAAACTTTTAATATTTTGCTTGAAAATATCTTGCAAATTATATAAATCACATTGATAACTACAATCCCCTATTATAGTTCCATCTAAATCTAGTACAAATACGTATGGTTCCATATTACAAATCTATTATATATATATATTTATTATATAATAGTATAGAAAATGAATAAATATTCCAATAATAACCGGAAAAAATATTTTCAAGAAGGTAATGCTTATAGTAAAAATACGTTATCATATTCAAAAATATCAAATAAAATTTCTATGAGTAAAATTGATAAGATTTCCAGCAATGACATCATATCCGACTCTAAATCGCGAGGCGATAACAAGGTTAAAAACTTCTTGAAAATGTATGTTTCCAATAAATATAATATTGATAATAGAGCACAATATTATAAATATATATATAGTAAAATAGCTAAGGTAAAGCAAATATCCTGTTTGAAAAGCAAAAAGTTTATCAAAAAAAAAAAAATTTACGAAGGATATACAATTGATGATACTATTAATTTGCAAAAACAAATTGGTTCAAACAGTAAATATGGTGCAATATATATAACTTCAATTGATAAGGCCGTTGGCAAGTACCCTATCGCATCTAAACTTATGGAAATTAATAGAAGCAATAGTGTTGAAAAATGTTTAAATGAACATATTACAACTAAAATAATGAAAAAAAAATTATCCAGGCATTTTATATTTACATACAGAACTTTTATATGCAATAATATATCGTCTAATGTTCCTCCAATTATTAAAAACCTTAATTATTTTGTTAATCTTAACGAATTAGCACATGGTGATTTGAAACAGTTGTGTAAAAGCAAAACTTATGTCGAAGATGATAGTTTGGTTTATAATGTTTTTATACAAGTAATGTTATCAATTATGTCTTTTCAAAGTATTGGTTATACACATGGCGATTGTCATTATGGTAATTTCTTATACCAAAGAAACATTGAACAAGGCTATTATTTTTACAAAATAAATGACATTAACTATTACTTAAAAAGCTGCAAATATACTATGCTAATTTTTGATTTTGGATTTGCAAAATCAATTGATAAAAGTAATATATTAACTTATAAGGTTATAGACGATTATATGAGAATTATTCACGCATTTGCTAATAAAAAAATATTAAGTAAATCGTGGTCACATTATCCTAATTATCCTTCTGATAATGTTTCGCAATACACAAACCATTTATTAAATAAACTAAATAGCATAGGTAAAGCATTACTTACCAATAGAAATAAAACAAATAAAAATTTTAATAACTTAATTAATGATATGATAATTCCACATCTAATAACGGCTCCTAATAATATTTTTAA